TGGGTGATCGTCTGTTGGTGTTCAAGTCCAACAGCGTGTATGCGATCTTCGGTTTCGATTCTGATTCGTTTCAGGTCACGACGTTGAGCAACAACGTCGGTTCTGTTCCGCTTTCTTCGCCGGTCTCAACGCCTTACGGGGCGTTCTTCTGGCATGCCGACAGGGGCGTGTACCTGTATGACCGTGAGAACTTTGTGTGGGTGTTCGACAAGATGTCGCCAGCGATTGACGACGGGCGCATCACATTCAGTACGAACCCGCAGCTCGCATGGGGGAACAACAAGCTGTATGTGAGCGTCGACTGGACTAGCGGCGGGTCGACGACGCGCCGCACCCTCATCTACGACCCGACCATCGCCGGCGGCGCCTGGGTGACGACCGATATTGACGCTGCAGCGTTGTATTCGTTTCAGCCGCCGAACTCGTCTTCGACGGTGTTCGGGGCATGTGTCGCCAATACCGGCGTTCTGGTCGATGTTGAAGACGATCAGCAGCGCAGCACCGACAGGTATGCGATTTCGGCGGAAACGCATATCAGTTCCTATTTCGTGACGCGGTGGATCGCCGGCAAGAACCCGATTGTGAAGAAGCGGTGGGGCAGGCCCCGCATGGTGACTTCGGCAGAGTCGACGATTTCGTTGCCTGTGCAGGTGTACAAGGACTATGACAAGTCGGAACAGACGACGAGCTTCAATGTTTCGATCACGGGGAAGACATCGACTTCGTTGTGGAACACGGCGAAGTGGGATGACGCTGACAGCACTTCGGCGTATTACGCAGCATGGGACGCAATCGCTCGAGACCTTACGGCAGTGGTGAAGAACCTGCCTACTCTCGGGACAGCAAAGAGTGTAAGTATGAAGGTCAACGGCCCAACGACGAACAACCATTGGGAAATGAACGCCGTTGCTTTCGCCTACACGCCGAGGAGGCTCAGGTAGATGGCAACGCTAGCGGTAACGAACACCTTCTCGGCCGGCACCACCATTGTGGCGGCCGACATGAACGAGAACTTTGACGACATCGAAGCGTTCATCAACTCGTCGCCAGGTGTCATTCAGAACAGCCTGGTTGACGCCAAGGGCGACATCATTGCCGCTACGGGATCCGATGCGGTGGCCCGTGTCGCCGTGGGGGCGAACAACACGGTTCTTGTCGCCGATTCTGCCCAGTCGGCTGGCGTGAAGTGGGCGGTGAGCCCGCCGCTTGACGTTGTCACCACGAAGGGCGACCTGCTGGTCGCTACCGCCGCCGACACTGTGGCCCGTTTGGGTGTGGGCACCAACAACTATGTTTTGACTGCTGATTCCAGTGAAGCAACGGGGACCAAGTGGGCAGCGAATGTCGCTTCGGTTACTGGGACTTCGCCGATTGTGTCGTCTGGCGGGACAACGCCGGCTATTTCAGTGACGACCAACGACGCACAGCTCATTCTGAACAACACCATCTTCAACTAAGGAAAGACAATGGCAACGTATTCAAAAGAGTTCCTGTCGGGCAGCACAAACGGCAAGAACATCTCCATCACCTCGACTACGGCGGGATCGCCTGTAACGATTCATACCGTCGGTTCGGGTACTTCCAACAGGGACGAGATCTGGGTTTACGCCTGCAACACTTCCGCTTCAGCGGTCGTGTTGACCGTCCAGTTTGGTGGCACGACCGATCAGGACGACTACATCGAGTTGGAGCTGGCAGCCGATTCAGGGATGACGTTGATCGTTCCTGGGTTCCTGCTGGACAACAGCCTGATTGTGAAGGCGCACGCTGCGACGGCGAACGTCATCAACGTCAACGGTTTCGTAAACCGTATTACTGCCTGATAGATGTTCCGCCAGGACCGCACCAACCCGTCTACCGCTGTTTCCAACTGGCGGGGGCGGCATGACACGCCGAAGGCGTGGCCTTCGACGGCTGTGTCTACTTGGCTGAACGGCGGCCTGTTTGGTCAACCAGACTCTTTAGAGGCGCTTGAGTCATCGGTATTCGGATCGGATGCGTCGTCGGTAACATTCACTTCGGCTGGATCTTCGGCTTCCCCGTGGACGGAATACCAAGACCTGATGATCGTTTCTTATGCCCGTTCAGCGGTCGCTGGTACTTCGGCGGGTGGACTGACCGTTCGATTGAATGCGGCATCATCGACTTATCGGCTCCAGTATCTGTACGGGAACATTTCGACGGCGACTGCGTCATGGGAAAGTAACGACGGGGCACGGTTGGGGGCAACCGCCCGTGCTGGGTGGACGGCGAACACGTTTGGTGGAGCGCGGGCTTACCTGAGTGACATCAACTCTGCGAAATGGAAAGTGGTTACTGGGATGAGCGGCGTCGCTGACGCTTCCAGAGGCGACGTGATGCAAGTGACGACGCTATGGGAGAACACGGATGCGGTTACTTCTATCGTCATTCTGGATGCAGGCGGCGGCAACATTCTCACTGGTTCACGTTTCGACCTGTACGGACTGAGGGCCACCTGATGGCTTACGAACTTATCGAAAGCCAGACTCTAGGTTCAGACCAAACGTCGGTGACGTTCTCGTCGCTCGGCTCCTACGAGCATTTAGAGATTCTCATGACGGTACGAACCGATCTCAACACCACGCCAGGTTACGACTATGTGGGCATTCAGTTCAACGGTGACACGGGCAGCAACTATGCGACCCAGACGATGTACGGGTATGACACGACTGAGGGGACTACACGGGAAACGGGCAACGCCAATGGGATGAAGGTTCATATCGCAGCGTGTGACCCTGAGAACGCCGCCAACTTCGGAGGCGGGAGCGTTTTGATTGCCGATTACCGTGGGGCCAACGTCAACAAGACATCGACTTCAATGGGTGGAAAGTCGGGTGCATCCAACAAGGGGTTCACTTCCAACGGGACGGGCGAGTGGGATAATACGGCGGCGATCACTTCGGTTGTGTTGACGCCTGGTGGTGGCACCAACTTCAACTCTGGGTCCGTGTTTACCATTTACGGGCTGAGGAGTAGTGTCTGATGGCAGCCTTTGAACTGATTGAGCATGTGGAAGTCGGTGCGGGCGGACAGGTGTCGGTGACGTTCTCGTCCATTTCGGCTTCTTACGAAACACTCAGACTCTTTGGAAAGTTGCGCGGCGAGTCGGGAGACACGACTCAGGATTGCCTTATCAGGGTCAACGGTGATAGTGGTGCCAACTATCCGACCGAGAAGTTGGATAGTTCAACGGGAACTCCCGTTACGAGTCTAACGGGGAGTGCCTCGTATGTTGTTATCCCATCAGCGGGCACCTCTGCGACCGCTGACACGTTCACGCAGTTTGATTGTTGGATGCCGGGTTACTCCAGCACTTCGTTTTTCAAGCCTTTCGTGATGATTGCTGGCAAGATCATTTCGGCCACGTTAAACACTAACCGAACATACATGATCGGTGCAGAGTGGTTGGATACTTCAGCCATTGACACGATCTTGCTTCAGCCAACCGCTGGCGATCTGGCCCAGTATTCGACCATGACCCTGTATGGGATCAACGGAGCGTAAGGACAGTTATGGCATTAACAAAGATAGTAGATAACGTAGTCATCGAACTGACTGCTGAGGAGATCGCTGAGGTTGAGGCCCGTGTGGCCGCAGCCGATCTGGATTTCAGCGGGGTGCGAGGCGAACGCAACGGGTTGCTGTCCAACAGCGATTGGACACAGTTGGACGACGCACCACTCACCGACGAACAGCAGGAAGCGTGGGAGAGGTACCGTCAGGAACTGCGGGATTTACCCCAGACGTACACTCGCGTGTCTGAAGTGGTGTGGCCCACACCGCCTGAATAATGAACACCCCCACCGACATCCGACAGGTAAAGATCCCGACCATAGCGGTCGGCCTCATCCTGTCCGTGGCGGTGATCGCTGGAACGATCACATGGTCGTCTGCCCGCACGGTGGCCCGCATCGACCGCCTGGAGGAATCGGTCGAATCCATTGAAGACTCGATGGACATGCACGCCTACGCCCGCGTGGAGGATGTTACGGAAGACATACGCGACTTGGAAACACGGTTGGCGGCGATGGAGGAACTGTGTAACCGTGTGGACGCTATGGAAGAGCTGGTGGCGGGGGTCGCTACCTCGGTTAGCGCATTGTTGATGGAAGCGGAACAGGACTGGTGGCCTGATGCCGACGACTGAGTACAGGCCGACCCACAAGTTCATGGGACAAAACGCTTTGTCTATTGAGTACGAGCTTCGGAAACTGGCTCAAACCCTGAGCAGCCATGACGCTGCCATAGAAGCAAACCGGCTAGGGATTTTCGGAAGGCGAGATTAGATGGGTATTCGTAGAGCAGCCGCAGAATACGGATCTGCTATCGGTGACCAGCAGTTGACTGTGGCGGGGACCGCTATCGCTTTGACTGTTCCGACGGGGGCCGTGTCGGCGATGGTGACGAACGGTGCTGAACCGGTTCGTGTCCGTTGGGGAACACCGACCGCAAGTGTGGGCCATTACCTGAATCCCTATTCGGTGTTGGACTTGTACAAGGACGATTTGACGGA